GAAGTCAAGCGAGGCGAAAGAGGCACACCATGCAATGAGTTTTGCACAGGCTGCGCTTAATCTGGCGCACGCCCTCAAGACAATAAGTTAGGGTTTCCTCCCCCACTAAGCCACCTTCGGGTGGCTTTTTTTCGTCTTGACTTTGTAAAGAGAAGTGCTAAGATCATGGCTTGAAAACTACTGGAGGATGAGATGGCAGCAACACCTGAGGCCAAGGTCAAGGCCAAGATCAAAGACATTCTAAAGACGCACAACGCCTACTACGTTATGCCCATAGGTACGGGCTACGGCAACTCAGGCGTCCCTGATTTCATCTGCTGCGTCAACGGCCAGTTCCTTGCTATCGAAGCCAAGGCTGGCAACAACAAGCCGACTGCATTGCAGACGCAGAACCTACTCAGGATCAAGAACGCTGGTGGCTACGCTATGGTGGTCAACGAGGACAACCTAGAAGAACTTGAAACGCTGATCGCTAACTATGTTAGATGGGGAGGTAAGTAATGCCAGTCGTTAACGGAAAGTGGGTCGCTCCAGACAAAGCATGGGGGGGTATGGAATTTAACCTCAAGACTGCTCATGGTAGGAGGGAGCCCATGTATGTTGTAAAAGACATTAGAAAATTACTGGACAACGACGTTTATACATTAAAACTTGGAAGGGCAATGGCAATGGATATCGAACAAGCAGCAGTAGAAATGACGGGCTCAGCAAACGACGCTCTCAAGGAACTCAAGGCAACGCTTGATAAGTTTCGTTCAACGATTGCTAACGATCTCACAGCAATTAAGTCAGCATCGACTAAGGTGCAATCTGAGACGCTTCAGATGAAGCAGGAGTATTTAGCTGCTCAAGCTGTTCTAACTACACCGGACTTTGAGCGGGCTATTGCCAACGCAGAACGCCTTGCGGTTGCCCTATCTGCAATTCAAGCACTCAACGAAACCAAGGTTAGCGTAGCCGTATTTAGTGGTAGGGACACGGATGGGGCGAAATGACTATCTCTCGCGCAGAAATACTTAGAGAGTTGCTTCCCGGCCTTCAAGCATTGTTTGGCAGTGAGTACGCCCCTTACGGTGAATTTTCTCAGTACGTCAAACGCCTTCGCCCCGATGGATACCGGATATACCGATGGGACTTTTCGTGCGGTAAAAAAGTAAGCAGCACAACAATAGCCCGAGAGCTGAGTAAGGATGCCGCAATCGGGATGATGAAGTTACTAGTAGAGCCAAAATGCACAGTAGAACCGAAATGATCCTAACAATCGACTTCGAGACTTTCTACTCGCAGGAGTTCAGCCTAACAAAGTTAACCACGGAGGAGTACATTCGTTCCCCCGAGTTCGAGGTTATCGGTGTTGCAGTACAGGTAGACGATGGGGAGCCCGAGTGGTTCAGCGGTGATGCGTTGCAGACCCATGCGTTCCTGAGTAGGTTCGACTGGGGTAACTCTACGGCGGTGGCGCACAACGCTGTGTTCGACGGGGCTATCCTTAATTGGTTGTACGGAATTAAACCTAAGGGGTGGGTGGACACGCTCAGCATGGCCCGTGCCCTGCACGGTACTGAAGTAGGCGGTAGTCTCAAGGTGCTAGCCGAGCACTACAAGTTGGGCGTGAAGGGCACGGAGGTAGTCAATGCCCTTGGGCTGAGGCGTGAGCAGTTCGGTGCTGAGCAACTAGCGCAGTATGGCGGGTACTGCAAGAACGATGTGGCCCTGACTTGGAAGTTGTACAAGGCTATGGGTGACTTCCCCGAGGTGGAGTTGAGCCTGATTGATATCACTCTGCGGATGTTCACCGAGCCCGTTCTACAGTTGGACAGGTTGGAGTTAACCGCGCACCTTCTACGTGTGAAGTCCCGCAAGCTCGAAGTGCTAGGCAAGTTCGACAAGGCCGTGCTGATGAGCAACCCCAAGTTTGCCGAGGAGCTACTGAAGTTAGGGGTCACTCCCCCTATGAAGGTAAGCCCAGCGAACGGCAATCAGACCTACGCCTTCTCCAAGTCTGACGAGGAGTTCACTGCGCTACTTGAACACGCCGATGTGAGGGTGCAAGCCCTTGTCGCTGCGCGTCTAGGTACTAAGTCCACCCTTGAAGAGACACGAACCGAGCGGCTGATCGGGACCGCCGAGCGTGGACCGCTGCCAGTTCCCCTCCGGTACTACGCTGCCCATACTGGGCGATGGGGTGGCGACGACAAGTTGAACCTGCAAAACCTACCACGGGGTTCGCTGCTCAAGAAGTGCATCATCGCGCCGCTGGGCTACTACATCCTCGACTCAGACTCATCCCAGATTGAAGCGCGTACGCTGGCATGGCTAGCGGGGCAGACTGATTTGGTCGAAGCGTTTGATCGGGGCGAGGATGTGTACCGCATTATGGCTGCTCGCATATACAACAAGGCCGAAGCAGACATCACGAAGGAAGAACGCTTCGTGGGCAAGACAACCATCCTTGGCGCAGGGTACGGAATGGGTCCTGATAGGTTCCAAGCGCAACTCAAGACTTTCGGTGTAACCATTGACTCGAAGGAGTGCAAGCGGATCATCGACACGTACCGCAAAACGTACGGCAGGATAACAAAGTTATGGGCCGAGGCTGGTAGGGCCATAGACGCCATCATGGAAGGCAAGCACTTCACTTTGGGGGTGAACGGATTGCTGAACGTAGACGGCAAGAAGGGCATCCTCCTACCCAACGGTCTGCGCCTCAAGTACCCCAACCTACGCAAGCATCAGGATGACGATGGGGACACTGAACTCGTGTACGACACGAAGAAAGGGAAAGCCACCATCCTCACGCGCATTTATGGGGGTAAGGTTGTAGAGAACGTGTGCCAAGCACTCGCTCGAATTATCATTGGCGACCAGATGCTCATCGTCAACAAGAAGTACCGTGTTGTGATGACTGTGCATGACGCCATTGCGTGTGTAGTGCCAGAGGAAGAGATACATACAGCCAAAGAGTACATCGAATTGTGTATGAGATTACGCCCATCGTGGGCGATGGATTTACCCCTAAATTGTGAGGCTGGATATGGAGAAAGTTACGGCGATTGCTAGTATTGTGGACTACGCTTACCCCTGCATGATGGCAGAGAAGGGTTTGCGTAAAGTGCATGACGCGATGTTGGAGAACAACTTCGAGGTTGCTATCGAAGCGGCTATACAAACGCTAGTAGATACTAAGTTGATGGTCAATGCGATCAAAGACATGAAGGACATGAACGAGAAATTGAGGTCGGTATGAAACCAATCGTCTGGTCGTTTAGTAGTCTGAAGACATTCCAACAGTGCCCCAAAAAGTATTACCACACCAAGATAGCGAAGGACATTGTTGAACCTGATACGGTAGCAACCCTATACGGTAAGTCTGCCCATACCGCCGCAGAAGATTTCATTCGGGATGGCAAGCCGATTGACCCTAAATTCGACTACATGAAGCCCACGCTTGATGAGTTGGCAAAGATTCCCGGCGAGAAGTTGGTCGAGGTCAAGTTAGGGCTAACGAAAGACTTGAAAGCCTGTGACTTCAACGCGCCTGACGTATGGTGGCACGGCATCGCCGACTTGGTTGTGCTGGACCATGAACGGCAGTTGGCCTACTCGGTGGACTACAAGACCAGCAAGAGCGCACGGTATGCGGACATCAAGCAGTTGGACCTTGTTGCTGTCGGTATCTTCGCCAAGTTCCCTAACATTGTTAGAGTCAAGTCAGCATTGGTGTTCGTAGTGAGCAAGGAGTTTGTGAAGGCTGTACACCATGTAGACATGATGCACAAATACATGGAGAAGCCAGCGCAAGATGTGGCGCGGATCGAGCAAGCGTATGAGTCGGGGATTTGGAATCCAGTCCAAGGCCCACTGTGTAAGTTCTGCTCTGTTTCCTCGTGTATGTACAACCGCAACTAGGAGAAGCGGATGATCCCAAAGGAGATGTGTAGCGGCACGTGCGCTGGGAAAAGAGAAAACTGCCCATGCCCTATGGCTTGCGGGTGGCCTGACCCAGAAGGTGAGGATAAGGGTTTCCGAGATGCAGTCGTGTTTGTATTAGCAACATTGAGTTTAGTCGTGCTTTGTTTTGGAGTAATGATATGGCTTTGATTTGGCGATGCGCCGCGCAAGCGGCTAAGGAATCTATGCGTAACAGGACACCCATAGAGGAGGTACTTAGGGCCACCGGGACTGGGTGGGAGATCCCCGAGGGGTTCGAGCCGCCCGAGGATATGACGGCCAAGGAGTTGGCAACGTGGGTACGCGAAGTGGCAAGGCCATGCGCGTCGTGATCTTTGTCATCACCATGCTGCTGTTTCTGTACGCCTGTACTCAAATACCTGAAGCCGTACCCGACGATGAGTTATTCGACTGCGATTTTAGTAAAGACGGGAAGTTTCTTGTCTGCTATGACCGTAAGCGAACAGAAACGGCGAGTAAATAATGGACTGGGAGAAGGCGAAGGAGCTTGCCCGTCTACTCGAAGTGGTTACGCCAGAGGCACGGGGGGTGCGCTGTCGGTACTACTCAAGGCCGAGGGGTTCAGGCTGACAAAGACTGTGCCCTCCTCTCAGTTGTTTGATCTATACAAACTCGCCGAGTTTATTCGGCTGCATACAAAAAGGATTGAGTGATGAGTAACGAACGAATGGAGCAAGCAGTTGCATTAGCAGATAAATGTTGGGAGAAAGTTTCTAAGGTACACCCAGAATTTGTAATTCGTTACCTTGAACTAGCACACGAACTACTCTCAAAAAAGCCCCTAGTCAGGGGTGATGAGTTTCGAGACTACTGCCGTAACAACAGGCTGCATCTACCTAAAACGCTACACCACAATACTTGGGTGTCGGGGGTACGGGCGCTATCGTCTGTGGGCTGGATAGAACACAAAGGCTACACAACCCCAACGAAGATGCACAACCATATGCCCCAAGTCTCGGTATGGGGCAGCAAACTTTTTAACGGGGGGGATGCCCCAGTAATTAACTGCGATGCGGGCGTCCGAGAGACTTTGATGGTGTTAGGAGATTGAGTGAGATTAGCCATATTAGCGGAGGAATATAAAGTGATGAAACTATATCCAGTCAAGTTCGAGTGCATCTGCCAAGACACCGCTGAACAGTTGTTCATCATAGAGAACAACGATGGGCCGACAGCCAATGTGTATATCAAAACCCCCGTCACCGTTGAGTACTGGGATGAGATTGCAGCCAAAGTTCGAGAGGCTTTGGTTCTGATGGACTTGGGGAATTGAGGTGGTAACGACTATTGGGTTTACTCGAATATGTTTTGTATGCGATAAGAAGAAGGCTGCGTTAGGTGGCACGTTCAATCCACGCCAAAAAGTGTGGAAGTGTGCTGCTTGTTCTGGTAATACTACGAAATGGAATATGGCAGATTTGTATAAAGAACGCTGGTACAAAGGCCCACCCCCGAGCATCGGCTGGTGGCCTACGGCAGTTGGGTTGCACAGGATTCTTGGGTACAGATGGTGGGACGGCGAGTGCTGGTCATGGCCCGCCTTTATGCACGAGTCGGCTGAGAAAGCCGCTCACTGGGCAAGAAAGAAAGAAACGATGCACGTTGATATCGAATGGACAGACCGCCCTGCCAACTGGCCCGAAAGGAGCAAGACATGAGTATAGACAATGGTGGACCAGCATTTCCCTTGGACCTGACTGTTGAGGGCGATCACCGCTGGGGGCACGGCATGATGCTGCGGGACTACTTTGCGGCGAAAGCTCTGCCGAGTTTTATTGCCCTAATGACTTGTGATGAGGAAGAAGCAGCGAGACGAGCGTATGCCTACGCCGACGCAATGATCGAGGCAAGGAAGGTGAAGCCATGAAACCAGACAGCCCAGCAGAAATCCTCATCCGTTTGTATGCCGAAAAAAGCGATCTGGCAGCAGACGCAGCAGCAGAGATCATTCGCCTACGCCAAGCACTACGCTGGCAGCAGGACCGGGAAGGTAGAATTGGAACGCATGGTCCCGACTGCTATACGTTCGGGCATAACCATTACGAGTGTGCCCTCCGCAGGATCAAGTTGCTGGAGGAGGATCATAGGTTTGCACAGGCACTAGGCCCGTGCGGTAAATAACGGAGTCATCATGCCCTACGTCAACAAGCCCCGCCCATACAAAAAAGAGTACGCACAACAAGTCGCTAGGGGTGAAGGCCCCACACGAGCGAAGCGTGAAAGTGCTCGAAATGAAATGGACAAAAAAGGGATTGACCGCACGGGCAAAGACATAGATCATTCGATCCCACTGTCAAAAGGTGGGAGCAACGCCCCGAGCAACCTAAAGCTGAAAGCACCGAGCGCGAACCGTTCGTTCAGCAGGAATTCGGATCACACAGTGAAAGTCAACAAGCCTAAAAAATGAACCTATCAGAGTACAAGTGGCCCCGTCCGCACGGGTTCACACCGTTCGATCATCAGAAAGTTACATCAGAATTTCTCATAGCCAACCGTAAGGCTTTCTGCTTCAACGAGCAGGGTACGGGTAAGACAGCATCAGTGATTTGGTCAGTGGATTATTTGATGCAAGTAGGGTTAGTGAAGCGTGTGTTAGTGATCTGCCCGTTGTCGATTATGAAGTCGGCATGGCAGAACGATCTGTTCAAGTTCGCGTTGCACCGCAGTGTTGCGGTTGCTTATGGTTCGGCTAAGAAGCGTAAAGAGATCATCGACTCCGGTGCAGAGTTCGTCATCATCAATTTCGATGGTGTGGGCATCGTGAAGGAAGAGATCATGGCTGGCGGGTTCGATCTTGTCGTAGTAGATGAAGCATCAGCATATAAGAACGCACAGACAACTAGGTGGAAGACCCTTCGGGACATCATGAAGGTGGTCAAGGGGCTGTGGATGTTGACGGGTACTCCCGCTGCCCAGTCCCCCGTAGACGCATATGGGTTAGCCAAGTTGGTTAACCCTAAGTCAGTTGCCCCGTTCTTGGGGCAGTTCCGCGACACCGTGATGTTCAAGGTGAGCGACTATCGGTACATCCCCCGGCCCGAAGCGAAGCACATAGTCCACAAGATTCTGCAGCCCGCGATTCGGTTTGAGAAGGCCCAGTGCCTAGACCTCCCTCCGGTTATCCACGTGGATCGGGATGCACCGCTCACTTCACAGCAGTATGCGTACTACAAGACGCTCAAGAAGGAAATGTGGTTCGAGGCGGCTGGGGAAGAAATCTCTGCCGTCAACGCTGCGGTGAAGATCAACAAACTACTGCAGATTTCCAGCGGTGCGGTCTACACCGACAACAAGAGCGTCATCGAGTTCGACGTAAGCAACAGGCTTAACGTAGTACAGGAAGTGATTGAGGAAGCAAGCCACAAGGTGCTTGTGTTCGTTCCGTTCACGCACACCATAGAACTACTGAAGAACCACTTAGCCAAGAACAACATCAGTTGTGAGGTCATCAACGGTTCGGTATCGGTCAACAAGCGATCTGAGATCGTGAAGATGTTCCAAGAGAACGAGTTCCCACGGGTGCTCATCATCCAACCGCAAGCAGCCTCCCACGGGCTAACACTGACGGCAGCGAACACAATCATTTGGTACGCTCCCTGCTCTAGTGTGGAAACGTACCTTCAAGCCAACGCACGTATTGACCGCCCCGGTCAGGTCAACAACATGACCATCGTGCATATCTCGGGCTCCTCAGTCGAGGCCAAGATGTACGCCCTTCTACGTAACAACGTAGACAACCACCAGCGTGTGATCGACCTTTACCGCCAAGAAATTTCTGACGAGCCCGTAGAAATCGCTTGACAATGTAAAGAGTCTTGCTAAGATAGACCTCCCGTAACAAAGTTAGGAGATTAGGATGAACGAAGAAGTTCAGGCAGAGCCATCTGTGTCTGTAGACAAGCTGGCCGAGGCTTACATCAAGATAAGAGATGCCAAGGACATGCTGACAGGCAAGTACAAGGCAGAGTGCGCCGAGATGGACGCACAGATGGATGTTCTGGAAGGGGCGATGCTTGACACGTGCAAGCAGTTAAACGCCGACAGCATCCGCACACAACATGGCACAGTCATTCGCTCGATCAAGTCTAAGTACTGGACGGGCGACTGGGATTCGATGTATCAGTTCATCCGTGAGCATGATGCGTTCGGCCTGTTGGAGAAGAGACTTCATCAAACCAATATGAAGGAGTTCCTCTCTGAGAATCCAGATTCATTCCCGATGGGGATGAACGTAGAAAACTCGTACACCATTGTTGTTAGACGCGCAAAAGGAAACTGAAAATGAGCAACCTCACTATTTTGAATCAAGACCTCCCCGACTTCCTGCAGAACGCTGGCATCAGCGAACTGACCAAGCAGATTGCTGGTAAGGGCGGGGTCAAGCGTATCGTCCCCAAGAACGGCATCTTCCGCAAGATGGTCGGTGGCGAAGAGATGGGCAAGGTCAAGGGCAGCATCAACGTGGTTATCGTTAACGCCTCGCCTAAGGTTGGTCGTATCTTCTACGCTAAGCAGTGGACTCCCGACGCCGAGCCGACTTCGCCAGATTGCTTCTCGAACGATGGTAATGCGCCTGATGCGGGTGCTGCCAATCCGCAGTCGGATCGTTGCGACACTTGCCAACAGAACATCAAGGGTTCGGGCATGGCGAACTCCAAGGCTTGCCGCTACTCGCGCCGACTGGCTGTGATGCTGGAGGAGAACTTCAACTCCGCACTGGAGAACGATGTGTACCAGATGAATCTGGCCTCAAAGTCTTTGTTCGGCGACAGCCCTTCCGACAAGACGCACAAGTTCGAGAACTACTCGAAGTACCTTGCCAACAACGGCAAGAGCTTGGACTACGTGGTTACGGAGATCAGCTTCAACGAGGACAACGACAACCAGTCGGTGATGTTCACTGCCACTAGGTTCATCAACAAGGCTGAACACACTATCACCAGCAAGCACTCTGCTCTGCCCGAGACGAAGAAGATGGTGATGATGACTCCGTATCAGGCCGATACGGGCAGGAGCCAATCTTCAGCCGCTGCCCCTGCTCTTTCAGCGCCTACGGTTGATGTCGAGGATGCCGTGGAAGTTGCACCCAAGAAGCGCGAAGTCAAGAAGACTGAAACCCCCACACCTACTCCCAAGGTCGCTCTTGACTCGGTAGTTAAGGCGTGGACGGACGAGGAATAACATGAGCTACGGTTACAGCCAGAACTTAGTTGAAGCTAATAGACAAGCGGATGCTGAGTCTCTGGGCGTAGCCTTGGGCAGAACGTGCATTGATAGCGGTGTTTCCGTCAAACAGATTGCCCTCGAACTGGGGGTAAGCCGAATGACGATCTACAACTGGTTTTGGGGGATAAATACCCCCGCTCCACCACACCATGACCGCATCAAGCAATTCATAGAGTGCCACAAGAAACGCAAATAATATGTCCACATTCGATCTACTCGACGCCGTACTGCCCCCCGAGGGACGGTTCTGCGCACTGGGGTTAGGTCGATACGCAGATCAGCACTTTGTAGAAACTAGAGAAGAGGTTGCCAAGCTAGCCCAGCGTTTCGTTAAAGCGAAGTTCGATGCGTTCTTTGGATGCGCTAAGTACGGACCTCTCAATAACAGAGAACACAAAAATGCTATCTACTTCCGAGCCCTATGGGTGGACATCGACTGTGGCCCTAGCAAGGCTGAACCAGACGAGAAGGGTAGAGTCAAGGGCTACATCGACCAATCCACTGGATTAGCCGAGCTTCAGAAGTTTTGCAAAGCGGTAGGTCTACCGCGACCCATCTTAGTAAGTTCCGGTTACGGGATACACGCTTACTGGCTACTCGACAGCACGATTGAGCAGTGGCAATGGAAGCCTCTTGCCGAGCGGCTCCGAGAATTGTGCAACGAGCACCAACTGATTGTTGATGCGTCAGTATTTGAACCATCGCGTGTACTACGTATTCCGGGTACGTTTAACTTCAAAAACGGAGAAACAAAAGAAGTAGTAGTTCTGAACGAGGAGACTGTGCGCATGAGTTATGCGCAGGTTCAAGGCATCCTCTCATCAGAACCACCTAAGCCAGTAGAGGAAAGACCAGCCTTCATCCCAGCAGTTAGCCCGATGATGGAAGCGTTGCTTGCCAACAAGATCAAACGCTTCAAGACCATCATGCTCAAGACGGCTAACGGAGTCGGCTGCAATCAACTACTGCACTGCTACGAGAACCAAGCATCTATAGAGGAACCGCTCTGGCGATCCGCACTATCAATAACCGCCTTTTGCGTAGACAAGGACACGGCATCTCACAAGATGTCCAACCAGCATCCCGAGTACAACCCAGCAGAGGTAGACGGGAAGATAGCGCACCTAGTAGCGAAGGGTGGCCCACATCATTGCGCTACGTTCGAGAAGCAGAATCCGACAGGCTGCGACGGCTGCACACATAAGGGCAGCATCAAGTCACCGATTGTGCTTGGCGTGGAGATTGCCGAGGCTACAGAAGAAGATAACGAAGTAGAGGTAGAGACTGAGGAGGGCTCTCAGAAAGTAACCATACCCGAGTACCCATTCCCGTACTTCAGGGGTAAGAACGGCGGCATCTACATAAAGCCGGGACCCGATGAAGAAGATGGCCCCAAACTCGTATACGAACATGACCTGTATGTGGTCAAACGGATGAAGGACCCTGAGATGGGTGAGGTTGCGCTGTTCAGGCTGCACTTGCCCCATGATGGGATTAAAGAATTTGCTATCTCTACCGCTGTGATTTCTTCCAAGGATGAACTCCGAAAGATGCTAGCGCAGCAGGGTGTAGTAGCACACCCGAAGCAGTACGAATCACTATCTTCGTTCGTCGTTATGTGCATCAAGAATCTACAGTATGAGAAGAAAGCCGACACTATGAGAACACAATTTGGTTGGATTGACAATGACAGTAAGTTCATCATGGGTGACAAAGAGATCACCAAGGATGGCATTTTCTACAGCCCGCCCACTTCAGCCACCGAGCCTTTCGTACAGCATATTCATGCTAAGGGGAGCATGGAGAAGTGGAGGGAAGTCTACGACCTGTATGGGTTGCCGGGGATGGAGGCCCAAGCTTTCGGTGCGCTTACCTCCTTTGGTTCACCGATATTTAAGTTCACGGGATTAGATGGTGCGATCATCAACCTTATCTATGAATTCGCTGGTTCTGGTAAGTCCACAGTTCTGCGTATGTGCAACAGTGTCTACGGTGTACCAGCCAAGCTAATGGCTACCGCAGCAGATACATTGAACGCCAAGATACAGCAGTTGGGTGTACTTAATAACATGCCCAACACCATTGACGAAATCACCAACATGAAGGGGATGGAGTTTTCGGATATGGCCTACGCAGTCACTCAAGGGCGTGGCAAGAACCGTATGCGGGGGTCTGTGAACCAAATGCGGATCAACAACACAACGTGGCAGAACATGAGCCTGTGCTCAGCCAACGCCAGCTTCTACGAGAAACTCGGCTCAGTAAAGAGTTCCCCCGATGGCGAGTCTGTTCGGTTGATCGAGTACAGGATTGAGCCTAGCGACATCATCAGTGTGGCGCACGGTAAAGAGATGTTTGACCATCAACTGAACGAGAACTACGGTCACGCAGGAGCCATCTATATCCAATGGCTAGTAAACAATCTGGAAGAGGCAAAGCAGTTGCTTGCTAAGGTACAGGCTAGGATTGACCGGGACCTTCAACTTACTTCTCGTGAGCGGTTCTGGTCTGCTTCCGTGGCTTCCAACATTACTGGGGGGCTCATAGCCAAGGGCTTGGGGCTAATTAACTTCGACATGAAGGCTGTGTACGCATGGGCACTAACCATGATTAAGGGCATCCGCAATGAAGTTAAGCCTCCACAGTCCAACCCAATAGCCACCCTTGGCGAGTTCATCAACGAACACATCAACAACGCTCTCGTTGTCAGCGGCAATGTGGACACAAGAAGTGGGATGAACGCCCTGCCGACGCTAGAGCCACGGGGGGAGCTATTGATTCGCTACGAGCCAGATACCAAGATGCTCTACATAGCAGCGAAGCAGTTCAAGACTTACTGCGTAGAACAGCAGACAAACTACAGCAAGCTGCTGAATGACTTGAAAGCTCTTGGGGTCTACCAGAAAGCTGAGAACAAACGTATGGCTGCGGGTATGAAGGTCAATTCGCCGTCAACCCGTGCGCTGTGGTTTGATGGGTCTACGTCAGACTTCATCCAAGTGGATTCTATGATTGGTATAGATGAAGGTCGAGACAGTCTCGTATCAGATTGATTGGTCTAAGTTCAGGAGAGGGTACTCGTTCTTCGTACCCTGCATAGACCATGAGGAGGCTAGGAAATCCCTAGCCAAAACCATGAAGCGCCTGAAGATGTCCATAGTCACCAGAGTTGTGGTGGAAGAGGGCATCAAGGGCTTGCGAGTCTGGAGAGTCTAGGCTAGAGTAGAACCCTCCTTTGTTCAGTTAAGCCCCGCCCTAGAGCGGGGCTTTTTTTCGCCTACTTTTCCTTAGCCGCTTGTCTGGCTTTGTTCTCTCTGTACAGTCGGGCGTTCATATTGTTGATTACGTCACCTACTATGCGGTAGTTCTTCTCGTAGGCGGCTAGGTCAACACCAAGTTGAGCTTCCTCCCTGCTCTGCAAGTCGGCTATCGTCATGTCGTAAATAGCCTTGGGGGTTAGTTCACGCTCGGGGAACGCATGGTTGAACATCGGAACTTCTTCTTGGCATATCTCAGAAAACCTAGCCCAACCTTCTGGGGAAAGCTTACGTGCTTGGACCTTGAGCCTAGCCTTGAGTAGATTTTCTTTATTGTCAACTTCCACAATAGCGGATTGCGCTTTATTGCCTGTAGCTTTACTCTTAGCCGCTGAGGATGTTTGGAAACCTATACTTCTCGCAATAGTAGTCCCCGTATCCACATCTTCTGGGCGAATGATGACTTTATCTTTCGCCCCCCTAACCCCTGTTTGTGCTTCTTGGTAGGCTTGAGCAGGGTTTCGCATATAGGCGGGTAGCCCTTTTACCATCGCTCCATAGTCTCCTTCTAGGTAGGAATCATACGTATCCATACCAATGGCAACTGCGCCAAGAATAGGCGGGCTATGTTCCGACATAAAGTTTTTCATGGCTTCTCTGCCAGTCTTGGCTTCTCGCGTATCACGCCCCCACATATCATTCATGCCAATACGGGAGCTAACGGATTTACCAGTAATGTAGTCAATTACCCCATCTTCTAGAATCTGAGATATAGGTACACCACTGATAGATACCTCTCCCGCTATTTGGGGTACGTACACTTCTCGGAACCAGAACACGGGGTCCAAGTCTTTAAGTTCTTGCGGGTCGTCATCTTCTTCCTCCGCTTTCTTGAGCGCAGCAGCAGCCATGCCAAGCAAGACACCCGCAGTACTGCTGAAGAATGGGATATTTGCGTAGCCAGCGAGGACGCCAACTGTGAGGTATGTGCCCATGAACTTAGTTGCTGCGGCTTTTTTGCCCTCTGCGTTAAGAAACGGCATCATCCTAACAAAGTTAGTGAGCAGGAACAGAGTGGTGTGGAGTGGGAACATCTTGAACTGAAACGCCACTCTCCCAACCCCCTTCTGGGTCCAACGTGGGCGATTACCCATGTCGTAATTGCCGAGGGCTTCGTTAACGCTAACTACAGCTTTGTTTATAGCGTACTCATGGGCTTCTTGGGGAGTCATCTTTTTCTTGAGCCCCTCTGAATACCCTAGCCGATACGCAGGAGCGTATAGAAGTTCTCGGCTTAGGCGCTCTAGATTGTGTATCAAGCTGCTAGTAGCCAATGTGTGCGCTTCTTTGCCGAGATTCCCCAATTTACCCAGAGAAGTAGAAGAACTATTGATTCTTATATCTTTATGCCCATACAACAAAGTAGCTTGCGTAGACTGAGTTACCCCACGTGCAATCATCTGCTTAATAGCATCTTTTTCACGTGAGTTAAAGCTTGGGTTGTTGGCTATGCTTGGGATGCCCAGCGATACATTGCCTTTCCTATCAACCTTAGTCATACCAATTTGGCTGTGTTTACCAATAGGTACAAACATCTTGGATAGTTCCTTAATCGCTCCAGTAATGTTGTTGTAGTTACCTGCAAGAGTTGGAAGTCCGGTAAGGGCAATCTGCACGGGCTGAATAATCGCCGAGGCTGCGCCTGTAAGCATCCAGTAGTATGAAATTTTGTTTGCCAGACCCGCAAGAACATCCAGCTTATCGTTGCTGTCACCTGCCAGAGCCATGTTCACACGCTTCTCGGCTTCCGCTACAAACGGAACCATATGGATGCGGCCCTTTATAGCATCCCGTGCCCCAGAAAGAGAGTTCCGCAGCATGGGGGCGTACTTCAGTTTAGCCAACTGCATTGATGATCTGGATGCAGAAGTAGCTATATTGCGCAATAGGTCGGGGCTGAAACCAGTAATATCCTTACGGTGAATGAATTGACTGCGGAATGATTGCTCGGGCATCGTTGTAAGGTAGAACTGATAAACAGCATCTTTCAACGAGTCCTTAACTGCGCCTACGTTTTGTTCTGCGCCGAAGTCGATTGCGTCAATCGCATCAAACATGCTGGTCAACATACCACTGGCTTTATACGACTTCAAACGTAACTGAGATACCCCTTTATCTATCTCAATAATGGCATTGGGGTTATCTTCTACCATGCGCTGCTGGGCATCCAGCAAGTCATTCTTGCTCTCGAACATATAGAACTGAGGAAGAAGCTCCGTACCTTTCATCTCTTGTACGCGCATGAAGTAATCCCCGTAACGCACTAACGGGAAAAATGGGCGGATACGGGACTCAGCTTCAAAGGTCTTACGCAGCAAAGTAATGAGGTTAGCCTTGGCCTCAGACGACATCCCCGGTATTTGATTGATCTGCGCATCAAGTAAGTCGGAGTAAAGTTGCACCATCTTTTCATAGTGCTCTTTAAGGTTCTTATACATCTCTTGACCTTTAGGGCCAATCGACTTGTACATAGCATCAATCTTACGTGCGTCTTCTACTTGTACGGAATTTCTACCTTCTAGCGGAGTAGAAGCAGGGTCTGATGGGTCGTACCTAGCAAGAGTAGAGGCGAGCACCATGTCCTCAAACTTTTTCCTGTACGCTTCGCGTTTGAAGAGCAGCGGGTTAAGTTCTTTTGCTATTTCTTTGTATACCTCGTGAGCCTCTGCAAGTAACTCCTGCGAGTACCCGTTCATCTCCTGCACTAGCAGAGCGGCGTCCTTAATGGCGTTGATCCCTGACCAGTCTGCAAGAAACGTAAAGGTAGGTTGAGCTACTATCGCTTCAACCACTGAATCAGGCATACCGTTCCAACCGCGCCTCATCAGGCGACGCAGAATACTCATTACCTTTTTGGGGTCGCGGGCTTGTATGCCCTCGGCGATGATCGGGCCTTCTTCCCCTAGCCGACTCTTACGTATCTTCTCGAATACGCTGATACCTGCTTGTTTAAGGTCTTCAGCAGCCTGTACTGGATCGCCCAACTCCTCATCATCTGCTAGTTCTTCTTCGGTCCTAGCAACCAATGGGTTACGCGACAAGTAAGGCTCAACTCGCCCACCCGGAAGCGGCACGGCTGATGCCCGGACTTCATCCTCGTTAACTGAGGCTTCTTGTGGGGTGGCTTGCTCGGCGGCTTTGCCTGTGTAGCCCGCGCCGTACTTATTTGCTAGGTACTGTTCTGTAGCGGCATCCACTTCAGCACGCTTCTTTTCCTTCTCCGTTTTGTTGCGCTCGTACCTATAGTTAGGCGTAAGGTCAGCGATGTGACCTTTGCCTTTGCCCCC